TTAATACCTACAATCCGAAAGCCTAATTCACAGATATGGGTGAGCTTTAACCCTGCTGATGAAATGGACGACACTTATCAACGGTTCGTTAGTAACCCGCCTGAAGATTCATATGTTGTTAAGGTAAACTACTCTGATAATCCCTATTTCCCTGCTGAGTTAGAAAAAGAACGACTAGCAATGAAGGCTCAAAGTGATACGCTTTACAGGCATATATGGGAAGGTGAGCCAATAGCTAACAGAGATGGAGCTTATTGGGCTAAATACATTAAACAAGACCAAGTGACTAGAATGCCTATCGAGCCTAATCATCCTGTAAACACTTATTGGGATTTGGGGGTGAGTGATTCGACAGCTATTTGGTTTGTTCAAACGATAGCCAATGAAATAAGAGTGGTTAATTGCTATGAGAACAATGGAGAGGGCTTGGCTCATTACATCAATTACATTCACGATTGGCGTGACACGAATCAAGCTGTCATGGGGAATCATTACGCACCGCATGATATTGCTGTTAGAGAATTGGGCACAGGTAAGTCGAGACTAGAAACAGCTAGAACAATGGGAATAGTATTCCAAGTGGCTCCGAATGTTTCTATTGATGATGGCATTCAAGCAGTAAGGGCTATCATGCCTAGATGCTGGTTTAATCAAGACCACTGCAAAGATGGATTAAGGGCGTTGAGGTCTTACCGTAAAGAGTTTGATGATAAGAAAGGAGTCTATAAGCCTAAGCCACTACATGACTGGTCGAGCCACTTTGCAGATGCCTTTAGATACTTTGCTTTGTCGCATAGGGATAAATCTCATAACTGGTCGCAGCCTGTAACTACCAAAGCATGGTCACCTTTTGATTGAGCAAGAAAAGAAGCATAGGCGCGTCTGGTACGTTGTTCTATGTAAGTCACAATCTAGGCACTGGTTATTGAATAGATTAGGCAATGGTCATGTATATGCTGTTAGGAAAAGTCCAGCGGGCACTATGTGGACTATTGTTGACCCTACAAATTCTATACTAGAGGTCACTACAACGCCTGTAAGCATCATGGAGAGGCCAGAAGATCATAGCGAGTACGCTACTAGGGTTATAAGGTGTATCGTTGAGCCTGAGCTATTTACGGGCTTTAAATTGAGGCTAGGGGTAATGTCGTGCGTTACCTTAATAAAAGCGTTATTATGCGTGTCAAGGTGGTATGTATTGACTCCCGACCAATTAGGTGATTATTTAATCAAGTCCGGTATGGGCAAAGAAATTAAACGAGGTGACGTATGAGCAAGGTATTCGGCGGCGGTGATGACGGTAAGAAAGCAGCTAAAGAGAGTGCAGCACGACAGAAAGAAGAACTAGCACGACAGCAAGCACAGGAAAAGCGTAAAACTGCTGAGGCTACTGATGAGATAGCAAGACGTAAAGCTATTGCAACTAAAGGTGGTTCGAGAGCTTCATTGTTAGCTACGTCTGAGACTGGTGTACAGTCAGCAGAAGACAACGGATTAAAACCTAAAACAGCTAAAAAAATGGGTGGCTGATTATGCCTTTATCTGACTTGGGCAGCGTTGATGATCTATTAAAGAGATTCAAAGCGGCCAGTAAAATCTATGAAGAATTCCGCTCTATTCACCAAGAGACTTATGACTTCGTTGCACCTACACGCGAAACATTTAGGTTTCATTCTGCTGGGCAAGAAAAGAACAGACATGTTTTTGACAGTACAGCAGTAACAGGATTAGAACAATTCGCCTCAAGGATTAAAGGTTCATCGTTGCCAAGTTGGAAGCAGTGGGCGCAATTAGTATCTGGCTCTGCAATACCAGAAGACGCTAAAGATGAAGTTAATAAAGATTTAGAAGAAGGCACTAAAAAGTTCTTCGATGCTTTGAATCATTCTAACTTTGATACTGAGATTAACCCTGCTTTAGTTGATATGGGTATTGGTACTGGTGCGATTATCATTGACGAGGGTGAGTTTAATAGTGGCGATACGTTTAACTTCACTAATGTGCCTTTGTCTGAGCTGTACCCTGAAAAGCCTGCACAAGGTCGTATTCGTTCTGCATGGCGTAAGCATAAGGTTATAGTCAGTAAGATTAACCAGATATGGCCTGAAGCTAAACTAGGTGAACAATTACAGAAGATAGCCAAGAAAGACCCAAACGCAGAGGTTGAGATATTAAACGGGCAACTCTTTAATCCTAAAGACGGTAAGTATTACAACGTCATAATCTATGAAGCTGGCAAGGATATGATCTATGACCAGTCGTTTAATTCTCAAAGGTTTATTGTATTCCGTTGGCACGTTGTAAGCGGTGAAACATTTGGTCGTGGTGTTGCTATGCAATGTTTACCTGATGTTAGAACCCTGAATAAGATCGTTGAGTTTAAATTACAGTCACTAGCTCTAGCGGTTGGTGGTGTTTATACGGGGGTGAATGATGGTATTTTTAATCCTAATACTGTTCGTATTGCTCCTAAAACGATTATTCCGGTAGCTAGTAACAACGACCAGAACCCTACACTTAGGCCGCTGGCTCAAGGTGGTGACCCTGCAAGTGTTGAGTTTTCTATTCGTGAATTACAAGAGAAGATTAATAAAGCGTTCTTTGCTAATCCGCTAGGTGATGTAACTGACCCTGTGCGCTCTGCAACTGAGAACATGATTCGTCAACAGGACATGTTAAAACAGGCTGGCGCTTCATTAGGTCGATTAAAGTCTGAGTTAATAGAACCATTATTAGAAGCTGGCTTAGATATTTTAACTGGCTTGGGTGAATTTCCAGACGTTAAAATTAACGGTACTCAGATAACTATTAAACATTCATCTCCACTAGCTAAAGCTGAGGACATTGAAGACTTCCAGAATATACTTACTTGGGCGCAATCCTGCATAGGGATAGTAGGGCAAGAGGTGTTTATGGGTACTGCTAAGGTAGAAGACTTTCCAAGAACTACAGGCGAAATGCTAGGCATACCAGCTAAGTTAATTCGATCTGAGGCAGAAGTTCAGAAGATGGGTGAAGCAGCAGCAATGGCGGCACAGCAGCAAGTAGGAGGCGCACCAGTTGAGCAACCAGTTTGATGAATTAGGTTCACAGCCTGAATGGAGTGAAGACGATCAAGCGAGATTTGATAAACTTGATTACTTGATTCACAAAACATTCGAGCAAGGTGAAGCAGGTAGAGAGCTTTTAGAGATATGGACGGAGAATTTAATCTTTAGTCCATCTTTTGAGGCTGGTGATAATGATTTAGTAATAGGCCACAAAGAGGGCGTTAAGAGCTTTATCAGAAACATTATATTAACTATTAGAAAGGTAGAAAGCGATGAACGAAGAAAATAGCGATGTAATTGAAAACCCTGAGACTTTAGAAGGTACACAGCCCGAAGAAGTTGCAGAAGTAGAGGTTACTGAAGAAGTTGCAGAGGTAGAACATCCAGAATGGTTTAAAGCTGATAAGTATAAGACCATTGATGATCAAGCTAAGGCTTATGGTGAGCTAGAGAAGCGATTCGGTTCGTTTACTGGTGCGCCTGAAAGCTATGAGGCTAGTTTATCTGATGAGCTTATTGAGGCTGGTGTTGAATTGTTACCAGATGACCCACTTATGGAGAAGGCTATAGAGTTCGCCAAGTCTTCTAATATGTCTCAAGAGGGCTTTAACAGTATGGTTCAGCTATATGCCGAGTCTCAACTGGCAGAGCATTTAGCTTTAGATGAGTATAAGGCTAGTCAACTTGAGTCATTAGGTAACAATGCTACTCAAAGGATAGAAGGGATTAATAAGTGGGCTAGTGCTAATTTAGACCCTGAGAGCTATGAAGGCTTAAAGGGTGTTATCACTACTGCTGAAGGTGTTAAGGCTGTAGAGGCTTTAATCTCCAAGACTAAGAACGCCCCTGTTGCTGCTACTGATACTGCTCCGGCCGTTTCAATGACACAAACAGAACTAGACGCTATGTATTTTGCTAAAGATGATAACGGCAATCGTAAGATTAATACCGACCCATCTTATAAGGCTGAGTATGAGCGTAAACGTGATGCCTTACATGGCAACGCGCCATTTAGACAGATGATAGGCTAAATTATGTTTAACATACAAACCTTTTCCCCCGTTGGCAGTCAAGCTACTGCTGCACCAAGTATATTCACTTACAGCACTACAGATACTTTAGCACAAGTATTAGTAGCGGGTTACTTTGTAGGTGTTTCATTCAATGAAGGTGATCGAGTACAAGTTAATTGTGCCGAGGGGTCAAGGGTTGTTAAGTATGTTAGTGGCGTATTCGTTAATGATTCAGTATTAGCTAGCAGGGTTATTGTTACAGATTCTAGCCAGTTTGCTAATATTGATAGCACTAAAGAATATTTTATTGACGGCATTATAGATATGACGGGGGTATCAATAGTTGTGCCTTCAGGTGGTATCAGTCTAAAAGGCTACGGCTTTAATATATCCGGCTTAGTTTGCGCTGATGATAATTACACAATGTTTGTTAGCGAGTCTATTGCTATAGGCTCCGGTGATGTTTTAGGAATGGATTATTTTATAAGTGTAACTGGCGCGGCATCTAAAGTTTATGAGCTTTATGACGCTAATGGGCTTAATGCTTTTGAGTTTCAAAGAATAAATTATAATAATTGCACTAATCTAGGTGATCTTTACGACTACAGGCAAGGCTTAGAGCTTGGAACGGGTAGATTTGGCGGCTCTCCATCGTTAACTTTGCATGGTATATGGTTAGGTGGTTATAGAATTACAACGTCTATAGTTCGTGATTTAGCAGGAACAATGACAGAGCCATTGTTTAAAGCTGGTTTTTTGTTCGAGATGAGAAGCAGGTTTTTAACTGATATGAATGTAGACCTGCCAACATTAGCACCGCTGTTAGATTTTGTGCCTGCTAATTTTCCTAATGCTAGTACGTTACAATTAAAGGGTTGTGAGATTACAAGAGATGGCGCTTATAGGTCTGGAGATGCCAATATAACCCCTAATATTTTAAACTCAGATTTAGCAAGCTACTGGAAAGGAAACAACGGCATATTAAATACTTTTGTGGGTGGAACTACAGTCGTTGTTGTTGAAGAGACAACCACGGTAACCTCTGCGGCTACTTACTATAACCTAGAAGGCATATTTCTGGGTTCTGGACTTCAGCACTTTGAGGCCAGTTCAGATGGCAAGCTAACGCACTTGGGAGAAACCCCGACAGAATATGAAATCACAGCTTCATTAATATTAGAAAGCCAAAGGAATGACGAGTTAACAGTTAGGTTTAGAAAGTGGGATAATAGTGCTGGTGTTTTTATAGATTTAGATTATACGGAGCAAACGCGGCAAGTTTTAAGCTTACAAGGTGGTCGAGATGTTGCAAACTTTACTCTAGTTGTTGGTGGCTCTTTAGATCAAAATGATTTTTTTCAATTACAGGTAAAAAATAATAGCGGCACTAGCAATGTTACCGCTGAATCAAGTAGCTTTTTTAGAGTTCAAGAAAGATAACTATTTGACAATTATTGTCACTATTGGTATATAATAACCATCCCTCCCCGATACCCTCCTAGAGGCCGGACTTGAGGACTGAAGTTAATTTTTAATTAGCCCAAGTCAAACCGAGTTTCGGCACTTTGATTAAGCTAAAACCAAATCAAATATTTTAGGAGACATTATTATGTCTAAGTTTCTAACTAATGCTGCTGTCATTGAATTTGATAGCGAAGTAAAACACGAATATCAAGGCATGGGGCGTTTGCGTAACACTGTTACCTTGCGTACTAACGTTACTGGTGAATCTTATAAGTTTGCTCGTACTGGTCAAGGTCTTGCTAATCAAAAGGCTACTCAAGCTGATGTAACTCCGATGGACATTACCTATGGCCGTCAAACAGCTACTATGGAAAACTGGTTAGCGCCTGAGTACACTGACATCTTCGACCAAGCTGAAGTCAACTTCGATGAGAAGCAAGAACTAGCTAAGACTATTGCTAAGGCTCTAGCTCGCCGCGAAGATCAAATTATCATTGACTCTGTTGCTGCTGCTACTTTCGATCTAACTCCTGCTAATGCTGATGAAGGTTTATTGTTAGCTACTGCTGCTGCTGGTTTAACTGTTGCTGAGCTTCGCGCTGCTTCAACTGGTTTGACTGATCGCGGTGTTGAAAACTCTGATCGTTTTATCATGTGTTCTGCTGCTGCTCTTAATAGCTTGCTTGGTCAAACTGAAGTAACTAGCACTGACTTTAACAGCGTTAAAGCTTTGGTTAATGGTGAAGTTGATACCTTTTTAGGCTTCACGTTCAATGTTATCGAGACTCGCGTTGAAGGTGGTCTACCTGCTTTGACTAACTATGCTTATCATAAGTCTGCTGTTGGTTATGCTGTAGGTATGGACATGAAGACTACCATTGATTGGGTAGCTCATAAGACTAGCTGGTTATGTAACGGTATGCTTAAAGCTGGTGCTGTTGTTCGTGAGGCTGCTGGCCTTGTTTCTATGCCAACTACTTCATAAGTAGTATAGACATCCGTTAGCATTTACTAGCGGGTGTCACTTATTCATCGCTCTTTAGGTCATTAGTTTGGCCTCTTTTTGAGGTAGTATTATGGCTAGTGCAATCGACATAGCATCAAATGCTTTGTTATTGATAGGCGATAGTCCTATCTCATCTTTCACTGAGGCAGGTGCAGGCGCTCAAGCTGCTGCTAACCTTTATCCTCAGACTAAAGAAATGGTATTAAGTTACCATCCGTGGACGTTTGCTATGAAAGAGCAACAGCTCTCAAGGCTTTCACAAGCTCCCGATTCTAGAACTAATTACAAATATGCTTATCGTGTTCCTACCGATCTAATTCGATTGTGGGCGTTACTCCCCTATTCTAATTATGTAATTATCGGCACTAACATTTACAGCAATGAAGAATCTCTATTAGCTAGATATGTTTACGATGTGCCAGAAACTAATATTCCTGCTCATTGTGTTAAGGCTATGGAGTATCAATTGGCTTCAGAGTTTTCAATATCTGTAACTGAAGACGAAAACAAAGCAGGTCTTTACCAGAATAAGGCAAATAGTCAGTTAGCTAAGGCTTCTAGCATTGATTCACAAGGCCAGCCACAAGAGGCTATTAAATCATCGCCATTTGTAGAGGCTAGGTTTCAGGGTTCATTCACTGGGAATTATTTCTAATGGGTTTGTGGACAACGCAAAGCAACTTTACTAAGGGCGAAGTTGACCCAATTCTTTTAGGTCGTACTGACTTAGATACTTACTACCAGTCTGTTCAAACTGCTACTAATGTTCTGTCTATTCCTCAAGGTGGCATGAAGAAAAGAGCAGGCACTTTATTTATTAATGACGCTTTAGGTAATGGCAGGCTAGAAAACTTTAGCTTTAACGTAGAGCAGAATTATTTACTTTGTTTTACGACCACTAAGATGGAAGTTTACAAAGAAGGGGTTTTACAAACTACGGTTACAACTCCTTATACTACTATCACGCAGATTAGAGAGTTTGATTACATCCAGTCTGCTGACACTATTATCATTACGCATCCAGATGTAGCGCCTCAGATCATACAAAGAACGTCTGACGTAGCTTGGACTATTGGCAATTTATCTATAAGCAATATTCCTCAGTATGATTACAACGATGCTTCTAGTCCTACACCAGCTAATGAGGTGCAGACTTTAACGTTTGCTAATCAATTCGGTGGCGATAGGTTTAAAGTATCTCTTAATGGTATTCTTACAGAGGAAATAGCTTGGGGTTCTTCGGTTCAGAATGATATTAGGGATGGCTTACTAGCTTTGCCTAATACTGGAAATGCAGGCATAACAGCCTCTAGGTCTGGCTCTGTTGTTACGGTTACATTTTCCGGTGAGTCTGCTGACAATTGGGATACTATGAGTGTTCCACCAATATCTACTCAAGATGTTACTTTTGAGGTTACTGTCGGCGTTTCTGCAAACGGTACAAGCAGAAAAGAAGATGTTTGGAGTGCTACTAGGGGCTGGCCTAGAACGTGTACTTTCCATGAAGGTAGATTGTGGTTTGGTGGCTCTAAGGGGAGACCTAACACTTTATGGGGTTCTAACGTTAATGACCCATTTAACTTTGATAGTGGTCGAGCTAGGGACGATCAAGGTATTGACGCTACACTGGCAACAGACCAAGTAAACGCAATTACTGGCCTAATATCCAATAGGTCGCTACAGATATTTACAAGCGGTGCAGAGTTTTATATATCAGCTTCACCTATTACGCCTGAGAATGTATCTGTTAAGCCGCAGACTAATCTAGGCTCTAAACGTGTTCGACCTATCGTAATAGAAGGTCTTACTATGTTCGTGCAAAGAACCGGAAAGGCTTTGTATCAGTTTCAGTACGTCAATGAGTTTGAGTCTAACGAGTCTCGCAGTGTGTCTTTAGCGGCTCCCCACTTAATCAATGACCCTACTGAAATGTCTTTGTCTCAAGGCTCTAGTGAGTCTGACGCTAATTACATTTATCTAGCTAGTGATGATGGGGATTTAACCGTATTTAATACACAGTCATTCGAGGGCGTTCAAGCGTTTACCCGTTGGACTACTCAAGGTGATATTAAATCAACTGCTGTAGTTGATGAGACTTTATATTTATTGGTTGAGCGTGATGGTTCTTTTTACATTGATAAGGCTGATACGTCTTTAAATACTGACTCTGCTGTTAGTCAAACTATTACTGACTCTGCCACTGTTACAGGCTTAGATCATTTAGACGGTAAGACTGTAAAGGTTAAAGCGGTTGGAGCGGTTCAATTAGATAAGACTGTTGTTGCTGGTTCCATTACTTTAGATCACGCGGTCACTGGTACTGTTGAAGTAGGCTTAGAATATCAACCAGTCATTAAGACTATGCCGTTAAATGTAAACCTTAATGATGGTTCGCACGCAGCACAAAAGAAACGCATAATGCGGTGTGCTATTAGGGTGTATGAGTCTAATGGGGTTATAGTGAACGGACAGAGATTAGCGGATAAAACGATAGGCCAAGATCAATTTGATGCGCCTACGCCTCAGTCCGAATTCAAACGAATATTTTTATCTGGTTGGTCATTAGATGCAACCATTGAAATAACACAAACAACGCCATTCCCTATGACGGTATTGGCTTTAGATTTAGAGGTAAAAGTCTGATGGCTGAAGTATTACAAGTTATTAGCGGTGTCAATGCTGCCAAGATGCAAA